ACATGCTCGAGGACAACCCCGGGGCTCTGTGGCAGAGGAGCCAAATTGAAGAGGGGCGGGTTGACAAGGCCGCAGCGGAAACTCTGAGATCCATTGTAGTGGGCGTCGATCCGGCGGTGACCAGCGGGGAGGAGGCGAATGAGACCGGCATCGTCGTATGTGGAGTTGATGACGACGGCTACGGATACGTGCTGGGCGATGTCAGCCTGCGGGAGACACCGAAGGGGTGGGCGAGCGCGGCCGTGACGGCCTACAAAGATTTCAAGGCTGATAGGATCATTGCGGAGAAGAACAACGGCGGTGAGATGGTCGAGTATACGATTCACACGGTAGACAAAAACGTTCCGGTCGAGCTCGTTCACGCCAGCCGCGGGAAGCGAACCCGAGCCGAGCCAATCTCGGCACTTTACGAGCAAGGCAGGATCCATCACACGGGCGTCTTCGAGTTTCTTGAGGATCAGATGGTTAGCTGGGATCCGGATGTGCCCGGCGAGAGTCCGGACCGAATGGACGCCATGGTCTGGGCTTTCACAAAGCTGATGCTGGAGCCGCACAGCGTCGGCGTCTACATAGACGCGCCCAAAGACAGAACGGCATTACCGCGGGGTGTCGTCGAAACACACGGAGGTCGGCCGATTGATATTTGCGCCCAGGCTGGCTGTGAGCGATGCCGGGAAAGACTGAAGAGACAATGAAAGAGAACATTCCGCTAGAGCTCGTCTGTCCCAATTGCGGCAAGCTCGTCGAGGAGATCCATACGGCAACCTTCCTGTCAGGCCAGATCCGACTCGTGATAAAACACGGCTCTAATACCTGCATCCTCACGCCAGCCATGGCGCGGAAGTTCCAGGAACGAGTACACGAAATTGCGGAGCTGATCAGGAAGGCTAGACAAAAAAAAGCTATCCAAGTAAAATAGGCTCGTCATGGCGAGGTTTTCCAGCCGAGGAGGTTTGCCCTGATGGGTCTTTGGACGCGAATCGCCGAGCGCTTCAAGAAAACCGAGGTTATAGCTCGGATTATCCCCACCTATCAGGCGAGCCGCAAGCTTCCCCTTCCTCACGACTTCAGGAACCTCGCCGATGAAGGATACCGCAAGAACGTAATCATCCACGCCTGCATCCGCGTGCTGATGCGTACCGGCGCCGAAGTCGACATCCGTGTCAGACGTCGAAACGGGAAGGGGGAGCTGGATCCTGTTGCCCCAAACGATGCGCTGCTCAATTTGCTGCAACGCCCGAATCCCGAGCAGTCCACCTATGAATGGCTCGAGCAGCTCGCGCTTCACTATCATGTCACCGGCAACTCCTTTACCCACAAGGTCAGGAGCAGCCGGAGCCAGGTCGTTGAGCTCTGGCAATTGCGGCCGGACAGGACGCGCGTCAAACCAGGACTCGACGGGTTCGTCGAGGGATACAAATTTCCCGTAGGAAGCGATCCGCAAAAGGAGAGGCTCGTTCCCTTCGAAGACGTGATCCATATGAGAATGCCGGACCCGCTCGACGACTACTACGGCCTCTCTCCTATCGCGGTCCTGGCACGCGTCGGTGACTTGGACAACCACGCCATCGACTACCTGCGCGCCTTCTTTGAAAACAATGGCATCCCCGGCGGATTGCTCAAGGTGAAGGAAGTCGTTGATAAAGAAAAGGCCGACGCGATCAAGCAGCGATGGACGGATCAGTACGGGAAGGGTGAGTATAGCGGAAAGAGCGGATGGCATTCGGTCGGACTTCTTGATGCGAACGCCGAGTATCAGGAGATAGGAACCCAGCCGAACAAACTTAATCTGGCCGCAATCTTCGGCGAAACAGAAAGCCGGATCTGCGCGACCTTTGGTGTGCCGCCGATCATTGTTGCGGTGTGGATAGGCCTCATGAGGTCGACCTACGCCAATTATAAACAGGCCATGAAGGATCTCTGGGTTGACCAGGTTTCTCCCCAGTACAAACGTATCGGCGACAAGCTCACTGCCGAGCTGGCCCCGGAGTTTGGCGACAATTACGTCATCGACTTCGATTTCTCGCACGTTGAGGCGCTTCAGGAAGACAGGGCTGAGCTGAGGAAGTTCGGTCTCGAGGCATGGAATGGCCAACTCCTGACACGGAACCAGGCGCTTGAGCTCGCCGGCCTACCTCCCATACAAGGACCCGAAGGAGAGGAACGGAAGCAAGTAGGCGGCGGGGCTATGGGCTTCTCGAGGCATATGCTTGCCGAATCCGCGCGGATGATCCAGCTCTCAGCCGGCGACGATGTCCCCGTTGGTAAGGCACCGCCGGATCCGGAATGGAAGGCGCTCCACCGAGCCGCGGACGAAAAGCTCAAGGCCATGATCCGGGCATTCGTGAAGGTGGTGAAGGAAACAAGGGAGGCGGTGGATGTCGAGGCCATCCATAAAGCACTGAAGGCTGGCGACATGGTCGGGGTGGAGAATGCCATTCCTTGGGATTCTTTAGCTATTGCCAAACTCACCGATGTTTACCCGGAGCACCTTCAGGCTATTTTCGCCAGGGCGGCCGCGCTGACTCGTATACCAGAAAAAAAGACCGCCGCTACTGGGCCTCAAGAGTTCCACATCCTCACCATCCCGCCCGAAACTGCCGAAGCATGGGCGCAGCAGCGCGTCGCCGAGCTCATTCGTGAGGTGTCCGAAACCACGAAGGCGGCAGTGCGGCAAATCATCGACCGGCGGTTTACGGAGGGGCTCACAACCTTGAGGGCATCGAAGCAGATCCGGGATATGGTGGGATTGACGGCTCGCCAGGAGTTGTCCGTGGAGAAGTTCCGTCAGGGCCTGATCAAGGATGGTGTGAGCGCGGATATCGCGGATAGGCGAGTTCTAAGGGAGATAGCTAGGAAGCTGCGCAAGCGTGCCTTGACGATAGCGCGGACGGAGGGCATCCGTGCCGGATCGGCGGGCCAACACGAACTCTTTCAAGAGGCGGCGCGCCAGCAAATCATTGATGCCGTCAAGGCCGGACGGTTTTGGGTGGTAACGCCAGACGACAGGGCATGCGACGAGTGTCTCGCCCTTGACGGGAAAAGGGTCGGGCTGAATGAGGAGTTTGCGCCTGGGATTATGTTTCCGCCTCTCAAACCTAACTGACGGTGCGCAATTGCCATTGAGTCTCAATGATGAATCGATTACATGGCAGGGATACGGCAGGCTTCGCTCTTCCCGGTCGGCAATATGTGTCACCCATCAAGCTGGGCAATTCGAAGAGACAAAGACAACGGCTTCGCAAGCTGGCCCGACAGCGGCCGGACCTCTATCAGAAAGTGCGGGCGGGAGAAATGAGAACGGGGGCGGCGTGTGCAGAGGCCGGGTTTGGATAATGGATGAGGGGCGAGGGACGAAGATGTGATCTTTAAGCGCCTGCTGTGCAAATGCCTCGGACATAAGTGGATTATGGACGAGACCCACATCACAAGATATCGAGATTGTCGGCGCTGTGGGCTAACGCAGTCGGAGACGATATATGTGCCATCTATCTCTGCGTTGGTGTATGGCCAGCTTGTTTCTGATTGGCAGAATTTTCCAGGACCGAAGATTTGACGGAAGAGGCGGATGATGCCTAAAAAGGAGCCTTCATTTGGTAAGGAAGGGCATGTACCGCCTTGCGATTGGCGTCCCGCTCAGAGTCAAATTCCACAAGAGCTTTTTGGGCGTATTCAGGATTTCATCGCCAATTACCGCACAGGACAGATCGCGATAAATTTTACCCAAGGGAAGATTGCCAATTGGAATGTGCACATCACTGAGCGAGGCGCCAGCTTTGAGGAACGAGCCCAGAAACCAGGGTAGTGGTCTAGTTTGAAAAAATCCAACCCGCCCGTCTCAGCCTAAATATGCGATAATGGGGTATGCCTACACGAGCAAGCAAGAAAAAGCGGCCCCCAACGGGCGTAATCCGTCGGGGGCCGTCTTTCAGTAGGTCCTAGTAGCGGACCATCCAATCAAAAATCTTACCGCTGCTTAGGGCTTACAGTCAAGGAGGTAAGCCAGATGCGGCGATTCCATTATGGACTATTGCTTGGATTTTTTCAAACTAGACCACTACCGAAACCAGATATCTTTTGACACATAAAACCTATATTTGTTAGGCTCTGGATGAGTAGGGGCAGTTTTAAAACAGGGAGACCAGCCATGAAGTAGATCTTCAGTTAGCTGAGGGGTACTTGTAAACCACAAGCCCCGCCATCCTGGGAATGCACAGTCCTAGGCGGCGGGGCTTTTTTCTTGGGCGGTGAGGGCTGATGAGTAAGAACAAAGACTCAGGAATAGCGACGGAGCACTTTCGCGTTTCCTTCGAGATCGATCCCGGGAAGTCCAATCTTGAGGAACGGGAGTTCGCCGGGATGGCGTCCGTGTTCGGTTCCCTCGTCGAGGGAGCTTTCCAGCCGACCATCATCGAGGAGGGCGCTTTCTCCAAAACGCTGCTCGAACGCAAGGGCAAGGTACCCGTTCTTTGGCAGCACGATACCCGAGAACCTATCGGCTTACCGCTTGAGCTTGTTGAAAACGCCGCCGGCCTCTACATCAAGGGCAAGATCTCCAAAACGGATGTAGGCGACAAAGCGTTGACCTTGCTGCGCGACGGCGCTCTCCGCGGCCTTTCCATCGGCTTCGATCCCATCAAGTGGAACATGGAAAAGGAGCGGGAGACGGATCGGGAATGGGATGCGATACGCCACATCACGGAGCTCCGGCTCTGGGAGGTGAGCTTGGTGACCTTCGGGGCCGACCCGCTGGCGACGGTAACGGAGGTCCGTTCCAAACAGGCCAGCGAAGAGTCCCAGAAGGGCTTCGAGATCCAAAGTCTCATTTGCCCGAAGGACAGGTGGGATTCGTTGACCGATGCCAAGAAGTGGCTCAAGGACCACGACTTCCGAGTCGACAAGGTGGACACCACAAAGGAATCTTGGCGGTTCAGACAACGGGAACCGGGCGACTTCCTGCGACTCCGCACCATCTGCCTGAATCCGAGTCGCAAGACCGAGATGGACGACTGCAAGGTAAAGGTCGTGGGCGGACCGCTCAAGCAGGCGCTGGTCGATCATATCGAAGCCGTGCTCAAAGATGCGAAGGGCGTCGAAGGCATGGCCGAACAGATAGAAGGCATCATCGAAAAAATTACCGAGCTTCCCGAGCCGCTTCAGCCGGACGAAGGACTCGAGCCGGATGACGCACTCAAGGGCAAGGGAATCAGCGAAAAGAACAAGCAGCGCTTCAAAGAGGCCATCGAGGCGCTGCAAGAGCTTCTCGCGCTAGCCGAGCCGCCGGAAGGTGACGACGATACGTCCGGGAAACCCCCGAGAAAAGACAATCGTTGCACACAGGCACTCACTGCGGAAGTGGAGCTCATGGAGGCGGAGCTCGCCGAGGCTGAGGCGAAGTTCGCGCAAACAACCACACCGTAAGGAGGTTTGCCAATGTACGAAACCGAAATTGCGCAAACGCGGCAGAAGGCCGCGGAAGCGTTGACCGCTTGGAAGGAGTGCATCGCCAAGTACAAGAAGACGCCGGAGGACCAGTGGACCGCGCAGGATCAGGAGAAGAAGGAGAAGGCACGGAAGGACTTCGAGCAGTTCAACAACGAGGTGGTCAAGCTTCAGGCGAAGCAGAAGGAAGAGCAAGAACTCGCTCACTTCGAGGGACAGTACAAGGATCCCGTCAACCGCGTCCCGGTTCACGGTCCGGAATCCACGGGGCCAACCGAGAAGCAGCAGCTGGAGAAGAGGAAGAAAGAGGAGCATCGTGCTGCTTTTCACGCCTACCTCAAGGCCCCGAAGGGACTCGGTGAGCGCGCGGCCATGGAGGAGCTGAAGTCCCACACCCCCGCGGAGATCCACGCTCTTCTGAGTACAACGGGCAGCTTGGGCGGTTTCCTCGTGCCCGAGGACTTCAATAATGTGGTCCTCAAGGATCTCGCCGGCTTTGCGGTGATCCGGCCGCTTGCCCGGGTTCTCCCGACGAACAGGGACACCGCGGTCATCCCGACCATCGTCGCTGCCAGCGCGACACGTGCGGCTCAGGGATACACCAGCGGATTCTCTGGCGAATGGAAGCAACAGCGGACCTCGAGCGGTGGTGCTACCGCTCTGGACACGCAGGATCAGCCGACATTCGGGCAAGAGCGCATCTCGATCAACAAATGGGAGCCGGATGCGATCGAGGTTTCCAGGGAGACTCTCGAGGATTCCGCTGCGGACCTCGATGCGATCCTCGCCGAGATCATCGCCGAGGTTCGGGCGCTGGACGAGGACTACGAGTTCATCAACGGGACCGGCGTCGGTCGCCCCGAAGGCTTGCTCAGCACCGGGGCCAACATCGCCAGCGTGATAAGTGAAAGCGCCGCCGCGCTGACATTTGCCGGGCTCATGAACCTCAAGATGACCCTCCGTGCGCAGTACCGGCAGAACGCCACCTGGCTGATGAACTCCCTGAGCTTTGCGGCCGCGATGGTTCTGGAGACCTCTGCCGGCGTGGATCTGATCTTCAAGCAGATGTTGCTCGAGCCGGGTAAGTTCATGCAGAGTCCGCTCGTGTTCAGCGAGTTCATGCCGGATGTTGGCGCGGGCTTGAAGCCGATCCTTTACGGAGATTTCCGCCACTATGTCATCGCGGATCGGCAAGAGCTGCGAATCCAGAGGCTCGAAGAGCGCTTTGCTCCCAACCTGGGCTTGCTACCGTATGCGCGGCTAGGCGGACAGACCGTTCGTCCGAACGCTTTCCGCGTCCAACGCTGTGCCACAGCGTAGTGAGGGCCAATGAGCCGAAGAAAAAACAAGCCGGCGCCTCGGCGGGCCAACAAACCTGCTGAGGCGCCAGCAACGCAGCCGGAGGAGGCGATTACTGTGAAAGCTGAAGAGCGACCGCAAGTGGAGGTTGCCGAGCAGCCTGAACCACACCGCGAAGAAGAGCAGCAAGAATGGAAGTGCCCCGGCTGCGAAATCGTTTTTGACAATCAACCAGAGTGGAATTCGCACGTGAAACGTCACGCGCATGCGAATCAACTGCTCTGATAGGAGAACAGACACATGAGCATGATGGGAGAATGGATCGCGCAGCACACCGCGCTTATCGCCTCCGGAGCGGCCCGTAATGCAGGCGACACCGGCATCGGAGCGACTGCCAACGGCAACGAGATCGACCTGCGGCCGACCGGCCGGCGCTACCAGTCGCTGAAGATGCTGATCTCGTACTACGCGTTGGTTTGCAGCGGCATTGTGGTGACGATCGCGGCCAACCTGCAGCATCGGGCCGTGTCAGCCACCAGCGGAACGGGAAGCACCTGGGCGGACTTCGGGACGGCGCCGACCGATCATACGGTGACAAACTCGGACACGGGTGATGACACCGTCTACGGAGAGTTTCCCTGGAACCAGGATCTCCGGGCCGCACGACGTTACCTGCGGGTACAGACGCACCCGAGCGTCGCAACCGACACCGGCGGCGGTGCCACTGGCACGGGCAGCCTCGTGCAGCTCTGGGCCGTGGCCACGCTGCTCGACCCGAGCCGCCTGCCGGCGAGCGGCTGATAGATGGGCGCGTCCAAGAAGAAGGTCGCCGTCGTAGGGTTCAGCGAGAAGTCGAGAGATCTCGCGCCCTACGATGACGACTCGTTCGAGATCTGGGGGTGCAACCATCTCTACCGGCTGATCCCCCGTGGTGATGTGTGGTTCGAGTTGCATCATCACGGAGAGCTCGAGGCGAAGTATGGCAGCAACTGGCCGGAATACCAGGAATGGCTCAAGAAGACGAAGGATCCGGTCTACATGCTCGAGAAATATCCCGACTTCCCCGCAAGCGCCCGGTATCCGATCGAGAAGGTCACGGAGTTTCTTGCGGGATTTCAGCTCAGGGGCCCGGACGAGGAAGAAGAGTCGCCATACTTCGCGAGCACGATCGCCTACATGTTTGCGCTCGCCTTCATGGACAAGCGCCCAGAGATCCACATCTATGGCATCGACATGGTGATCGACTCGGAGTATGCGGTGCAGCGCCCCAATATCGAGTACATGATTGGCCTAGCTCGCGGGCGAGGTATCAAAGTGGTGCTTCCCAAGGAGTGCGCGATCCTGAAGGGACGTCGGCTCTACGCCTACGAGCACGAGACCTGGAAGTACGCCGATACCATCACCGCGATGCGAAAGAGAATCGAGGACCTGAGCGAGAAGTGGAAAGAGGCTGAAAAGCGACATCTCGCGGGCCTGGACGGGCAGCATGTATGTGAGGGGGCCCGGGGCTGGTCGCGGGAGTTCAAGGAGAGAGTCGCCAAGAACGGCTACGACGTTCCGAAGATCCTCGAGTTGCTCGAAGAGGAGGCCACGCGCCTGGATCAGCGGTTCCAAGAGCTCGAGCAGCAGAACCTTCGGGCTCTAGACGAGATGCACAACTACGAGGGAGCCAGGTGGGAGGCCATGTACTGGATCGACAAGTTCGGCTACAACGATCGCGGGGAGCCGCTGTGACGGAGAAGCTGACGTGTAAGAAATGCGGCGGCTTATATGGTCCGTCCTTTTTTCACAAGCATAGGTACAATAATAATATTGTACCAACTAAAACCTCCCGGACTTGCATAGGCTGCAAACAGGACAGCCGCGATAATAGCAAACGCCGGAATCGATTCCTATATAAAGCAAAAATTGGGCGATTATGCACTTGACAATACCATCCTAATCGTCCTCTATTTGACAAGGAATACGACGCATGAACGTAGCCATCATCCCTGCCAGAGGCGGCTCGGTGGAGGTGCCGCGGAAAAACGCCCAGCCTTTTTGCGGACGCCCGCTTCTTGCCTGGACTGTGGACGCGGCGCTCAAGGCTGAGAAGATTAATCGCATTCTTGTGACCACGGAGGACAAAGGCATAGCACGGCTCGCTCGCGATTGTGGGGCTGAGGTCATCAACAGGCCACCGAGCCTGGCCAAGGATGAGACGCCGCTCGATCCCGTCATCGTCCATGCCGTGGAGCAGCTCGACGAAACGCCGGATGTCGTTGTGACTCTCCAGCCGACATGTCCGATTCGGCCTGCCGGACTGATCGACACCTGCATTGATGCTCTCCTAAAAACGTGCTCGGATAGTCTGTTCACGGTCTACGAGGGGGCTCACTTTGCCTGGAGCGGTGCCAGAAACACCGTGCCAGCTCTGCGCTACATGACACCGTTGAGCCTTGGAGAAAGACTGAACAGACAGCAAATTGACGACTCTCGCAGGGTGTGGCTCGAGAACGGCTGCATCTTCGTCACACGGGCAGCCGAACTCCTGCGGTCGAAGGCGAGGATCTGCGGGGCGAAGCTATCCTATGAAATGGACCGCTGGCACTCCGTCGACATCAACTCCGTGCGGGATTTCCGGATCGCCGAGCTGTTATTCGAGGAGCAACTGAAGGAGGAGCGCGCCGAAATCGTAGTAGGCGCGAACGTCAATTGCCATGGCTCTTAACGCGCAGGCGCTGATCACGGTGGCAGAGGGGAAGGAGCTTCCCGACATAAGCGGTACCGGAAGCGATCCGCTTATCGAGTCGGCGATCAACGCGGCCTCTCTCATCCTAGAGTCTGCGATGAACGGCACCGTGTTCGTGCAGCAAACATTCACGGAGGATTACAGCGGCGGTGTCAACGGCAAGCGGGGAGGGGCAAAGCGTATCCATCTCTATCACCAGCCGATTGTCTCGGTCACGTCTATCATCGACGACGACAGCAACGAGGTAACCTCCACGTATTACACCATTGTAGCCACGAAAGGCTTCCTTGAGCATGACTGGCGGTGGCCGGCGCCGGTCGGCCGCTGGACGATCATCTACAAGGCCGGTCTTTTCGAGACCGAGGCCGATGTCGACGCCGCCGTGAAGGAGGCGTGCAAATTGCTCGTGGCCGAGCGCTATCGCAGCCGGCGGCCCGGTGTTCAGTCTTCGAATGTCGGCGGGCGATTCGGAAGCAAGTCGGTGGCGAAGGCCGTGCCGAGGAATCCTGCGGGCCTTCCCGACGATGTCTGGTTGCTGGTCCGGAAGTATTGGGAGTTGATGGTCTGATGGCCATCAGCCTGAGCCATGCGCAACAGGCCTTTCAGGGCTTTGCTGCGCGCTACCCAAAGGCAGTCGTGGCGGGCATGCGCGCCGGACTGTTGCGGGCCCACCAATCGGCGGTGCGGGAATATATCGTGACACGTAGCGGACCGCCTTTATCGGACAGGCTGACGAAGAGAAGCGGCAGGCTCTCTGGAACAGTCCGGATGATCGAGCCCAAGCATAAGGGCAGGGAGTTCGTCGGTGGCCTCAGGGCTGGTGGCTCAAGAGCACCTTATGCTGGGATCCATGAGAAGGGCGGTCGCACGAGGCCGCATATCATCCGCGCCAAGCGGGCGCGCTTCCTCCATTGGATCGACAAACTGGGCCAGCATCGCTTTGCGAGATCGGTCAAGCATCCCGGCTCGAGAATCCCGGCAAGGCCGTATCTGATGCCATCGCTGGAGAAGCACAGACCCCAGATCGAGAAGCAGATCGCCATTGCCCTCGAGGTCTTGGCCCGACAGCTTTTGAGGTGACGGCATGGCGAATCCCGCAACCACGGCTCGTGAGCTCGTGCTGGAGGATATCCGCACGACGCTCTTGGGCATAGATGTGGGAAGCGAGTACAACTACAAGCCGGACAAGGTCACGCGGATCCGCGGCCCCTTCTTCTTGTACCTCGATTCCAGCCTCGACCTCATGTACTTCATCGAGGTCGGGACGACGAGGCACATGCTCGATACGCAGGACGGCCTCTGGCTCGCGACGATGGAAGTCTATGTCACGGCGGCGAAGCGCTATCAGACGGACAGCCCCAACCCCGTTATGAGAACGGGCGAGCAGGAGTCCACGATCAGCAGCAGGCTTTTCGGGGACGTCATCAAGGCGCTGTTGACGACCCACACGCGAAACGAGCACGCGCGCCAGACCGTTCTCACCGACGACATCCCCGTGGACGCGCCCGAGATCGAGGAAATAATCGGCTGGGCGGCGCACGAGTTTCGCTTCGACGTCGAGTTCGAGTATCAGGAGGACGCGCCCTGATGGACAAGGAACTCGTGCAGCGTATCGAGGAGGTGGAGCGCCGTCTCGATAACTTTGAAAAACTATCGGGGTTTACGGACGAGGAGATGAAGCAGGAGGCGCTTGCACGCTTCCTCGAACAACGCAACACCCGCCGGGAGAAGTGGAGACAACGAAGCGCGGAACGTTATGAGCAGTAAGAAAGTCTGCATCGTCGGTTTCTCTGAGAGCACCAGAGATGATGCGCCCTTTGATGATTCGAGCTACGAATTCTGGGGCATGAACAACCTCTGGCAACATGTCGAGGCCCCCTGGTCGAGATGGTTCGAAATGCACACGCCCGCCTTCATCGAGCGGCATCGGGAAAAATGGCCCAAGTATCCGGAGTGGCTGAAGACGACAAAGATACCGGTCTACATGCAGCAGCAGTACCCCGAGATTCCTTCAAGCCGGATGTATCCGCTCGAGGAGGTGCAGACAAAACTGGCGCTCAAGCTCAACAGCCCGGAGCTCGATTATTTCGCCAGCACCGTGGCGTACGCGATCTGTTTGGCCTACCACGAGGGGGTCGGGGAGCTTGCGATCTACGGTGTGGACATGGTGAAGGACACGGAGTGGGAGCATCAGCGTCCGAACTGCGAGTATCTCATCGGCCTTCTTCGGGGTGCCGGGATCAAGGTTCATGTTCCGCAACGTTCGGCGCTGCTCAAGGCTCAGTGGGTGTATGGATATCAGGACAGGCCAGCCACGCAAAGAATCGAGCAAAGCGCAGTGGAGCGCCTGGAATATCTGGACGGCGAAATCAAGCAGATGAAAAGCGGGATGGAGAAAGCACAAGGAGAGTACTTCGTCCATCTGGGCGCATACAAGGAGACACAGAGATGGTTGATAAAGATACGAGAAGCGGCTCGCGGCGCAGGCCTGTGAAGCAGGACATAAAGGACGAGGCGCTCGAGAAGCCGGAGTCCGCTATCATGCGTGACCACTCCGTAACGCGCAGCAGATCGCGGTTGCCTACCGAGCTGACCGACAAGGAAAAGGCGCAGAGAAAGAACGTCGAGCTTCAGAGAGCGGAAAGTCCGGAACCGCCAGCCCCAAAAACAGGCTCCTTCGATTCTGATGGCGGCTGTCTCCAAGACCGCCGCAGCGGGTGCAAGGGAACGCCGATCCGCATGGGCCGTTGGAAGGGCTATCCGAACTTTATCTGCGCCTGCGGACACACAACGCTGAGCGTTCCCGCGAAGGTTCTGGCCGCCGCGAAAACAGCCGGCCTTCTCTAGGAGAATAGGAGGATTCGATGGCAAATCTAACCGTACAGCAGATTATCAGGGCGGGGATCAAGCCCACCTACGCCACTGCGGCGACCGGGGGCGACGAATTTGTCAACGATGGCACATTCACGTTCTTTCATGCGAAAAACACCGCCACGGCCGGCCTGACGGTCGCGGCCATAAAGATGAGATAAGGAGGCTAGACACATGGGCAAGGCAGCAAAAGGAACAACCTTGAGGATCGGTGATGGTGCGGCCACAGAGGCTTTCACCACCGTCTACCAGGTTCGGGACATCTCCGGCGGCGGCGAGTCGATTGACTCGGAAGATGTGACGCATCAGCTGAGCGACATGGAGGAGGTGGTCGGGACGATCATCCGCGGAGGCGAGCTCACCTTCCAGGTCAACGACAATCCGCGGAACGCGACGCACAGCACGGCCGGTCTCCGCGGCGATCTTCGCGCCGGCACGGACCGGCACTTCAAGCTGAATAGGCCGGCATCGACGTCGACCGGCTGGGACATCGTGGCGTTCACCGCACTCGTGCAAAGTCTCAGCCCGTCCTATGCGCTGGGAAGCGCGCTGTTC